CGAAATGATTGAAATAATTCGTGGGGATAAATAACAAATACTTAGTACTTCATAAGCCTACAAGATATTACATTATTACAGGTGGTAGAGGTTCTGGTAAGTCATTTAGTTTAAACGTATTATTATGTAGCTTAATGCGTGAAGAAGGACATGTAATATTATTTACACGTTATACTTTACGCTCTGCAAGTATTTCTATTATACCAGAATTTGTAGAGAAGATAGAGTACCTTAATATGGTAAATGAATTTCACATAACTAAAGACGAAATAGTACATAAAACTTCTGGAAGTAAAATACTATTTAGAGGTATTAAAACATCAAGCGGTAACCAAGTAGCTAGTTTAAAATCTTTGCAAGGTGTTACAACGTGGGTACTAGATGAAGCAGAAGAATTAGTAGAAGAATCTATCTTTGATACTATAGATTTATCTGTAAGGCAAAAGGGTAAACAGAATAGGATTATAATGATGATGAATACGACAACGAAAGACCACTTTATTTATAATCGTTTCTTTGAGGGTAAAGGAGTTCAAGAGGGCAGCAATATAAGTAAAGGAGATACTACTTATGTGCATACTACCTATTTAGACAACTTAGAAAACCTATCAGAATCATATATACAACAGTTAGAAGATATGAAGCTAAGGCGACCAAAGAAGTTTAAACACCAAATTATGGGCGGTTGGTTAGACAAGGCAGACGGTGTAGTATTTGAGAACTGGAAGATTGGAGAGTTTAAAAACGTAGGTACTTCTGTATTTGGTCAGGATTTTGGGTTTAGTGTAGACCCAACTACTTTAGTAGAAACAAGCATAGATAGTAAAAACAAATGTATCTATTTAAAACTACACTACTACAAACCTAACCTAACCACTACACAAATAGCAGAACTTAACAACAGGATAGCAAAAGATAGTTTAATAGTTGCGGATAGTGCAGAGCCTAGACTAATAGCAGAACTTTCTAACAAAGGTAATAACGTAGTGCCAACTATAAAGGGCGCAGGGAGTGTAATTTATGGAATAAGTTTACTGCAAGATTACGACTTAATAGTGCATCCAGATAGTTTAGAATTAATCAAAGAATTAAATAACTATTGTTGGTTAGAAAAGAAAAGTAATACACCTATAGATAACCATAACCACGTAATAGATGCTATAAGATATGCAGTAAGCTATCAACTAGACAATCCAAATAGAGGTAATTACGCAATTCACTAAGGTACAAAAGATAAAAACAAGGTAATATAATAGAATGAAAGTAAAGATAACTATACCAACAAAGCAAGGCGATATAAGTCTAAGCCAATTTCAAGAGTTTGCTAAGATAAGCGATAATAATGATGATATTTTCATACATCAAAAAATGATAGAGTTGTTTTGTAATGTTAAACTATCCCATGTTAACTTACTTAATTATTCAGATGTATTAGAAACTTGCGAGGGTATTTCTACATTAATTGCAGAACGTCCTAAACATCAATTAAGATTTAAAATACAGGGTGTAGAATTTGGAATGATACCAAACCTGGAAAATATGTCTTTTGGAGAATACGTAGATTTAGATACATACTTAGGAGATTGGGATAATATGCACAAAGCAATGGCGGTACTATACAGACCAATTACAGGAGGTTACAAAGACCTTTACGAGATAGCGCCATACTTAGGTAAAGAAGAAAACTCTGAATTAATGAAACACTTACCTTTAGATATTGTAATGGGTGCAATGGTTTTTTTTTATCATTTAGGGCAGGAATTACTGAAAGCTTCCCAAAGTTATTTAAGCAGTCAGACGGTGGCGACGGTTATAGCTACAGAGAACAGTTTAGTAAAAAATACGGATGGTATGGATCAATTTATACTCTCGCTAGAGGAGATGTTAACGAAATTGACCGAGTTACTGAACATGGACTAATAAAGTGTTTAAACCTTTTGCAGTTTGAAACAGAGAAAACAGAAATAGAAAATTTAATGATTAAACAAAGTTTACAATGAGAGCCTTTTACGACATAACGCAAACGATTAAAAACAATTTACTGTTAGATGAATTTTGCAATACGGTTAATTTTGGTGGTATAGATGAAGTCTTATTAAGTAAGCAAGACATTTATCCTTATGCACATTTGATTTTAAACGGTGCAACTTATGAGGGGAATCTATTAAGGTTTGACGTTTCAGTAATTGCAATGGATATTGTAGACATAAGCAACGATAAAACTACGGATATATTTATAGGTAACGATAATTTACAAGACGTTTTAAATACACAATTAGCGGTTTTAGTTAGGTTATTAGAAGTGCTTAGAAGAGGAGAAAACGCAAATACTTTTAAGTTAGACGGTACACCCTCTTTTGAGCATTTTACAGATAGGTTTGAACATGGGGTAGCAGGATGGACTGTTACGTTTGATATTGTAGTACCTCATGGAATGACGATATGTTAAACACGGAAGAAGAGTTAAACCAATTTGCAAAGAAAGTAATTCGTAATGCAAAGAATAGGTTACGTAAAAAAAGAGCTTCTGGCGATTTAGCAGCTAGTTTAGGCTATGACTTAGATACACATAAGAATAGTTTTAGTCTACAGTTCTTTATGTTAGATTATGGTGCTTTTGTAGACGAGGGGGTAAGAGGTAAAAAGTCTAGTGCTAGAGCGCCAAAAAGTCCATTTAGATTTAAAGGTAGATCTAGTAATGGTCAATTTGAAAAGACTATAGCTAAATGGATAAAGCAGAAAGGAATAAAGGGAAGAGATAAAAAGAGTGGTAGATTTATTACAGATAAAAGTTTGAATTTCTTAATTAGAAGAAGCGTAATAAACAACGGAATAAAACCGAGTTTATTTTTTACTAAACCATTTGAACACGCATTTAGCAAGTTACCAGACGACATAATAACAAAGTACGGATTAGATATAGATGAATTTTTAGAACAAACACTTAACGCATAATGCCAACATACATACCAATATTTACAAGAAGTCCTAGAATGATAGAGCAAACAGGAAGCACTAACGATGCTATAGTCTGTAAGGTTTATTTGTGGAATAGTCCTAGTGCTGCACCTGTAACACCTAACTACACTTTAAGCAAACCTATACTAAGTAACAGTACTTCTGCATGGTTTGATATATCGCCATACTGTAGAGAGTTTATAAGTCATTCAGTATTTACAGAGGTAACTACGTTAACTGCTGCACCTGTAACAGAATATTCATTTTGCAAAGTAGAAGTACTAAAAAATGCAGTACTACAAACTACTTACGATTTCATTTGTTTCGATGGATATGGATATTTTGAAGATGGATATAACAAAAACTACGTTAAAGGCTTTTTAGAAGATGGTACTTACTACGTTAGTGATACTGGTAATTCAGGTTCTTTGTATTATCATAATGACTTAACCGTAACATGGGAAGCGGTTTATACAGGTTTGGTAAGTGGAAGTACTACAGTAACTTTAACACATGAAGCGGGGTTAGTACCTTATGTTCATTCTAGTTATGTAGGGCAGGGTAACACCTTAGAGATAAAAAGAAATTCAGTTATAGTAAGTACGTATAAATTTGTAGAGGTATGCGAGCCAAAGTATGAGGTTTTAAATTGCGACTTTGTAAATAAATTTGGATCGTGGCAAAGGTTAGTATTTTTTAAGGCTTCATCTAAAACTTTAGAAACTAATAGTAATGAATTTTTTGTAATGCCAGATAGTCCTAACTATTCAGTAACAGAAAATAGAAAAAAGGTATTTAATGTAAACGGTATTCAAACTATTAAAGCCAATACAGGTTGGGTAGTAGAATCTTATTCTAATGTTATAAAAGAATTGCTATTAAGTGAAACTATAAGAATAAACAATGAGCCTGTTAAGTTAAGAACTAAAAGTACTAAGTTGTTTAAGCATATAAACGAAAAGACTATAAACTATGAAATAGAATTTGAATACGCTAATAACGTTTTAAACTATTCAATCTAATGAGGGAAGTACAATTATACATAAATGGAAAAAAGCTAGACTTATTTAAGGATGAAGAAATAGTAGTAAATTCTACTATACAAAACTTTCAAGATTTAAGTAAAGTATTTACAGATTTTTCACAGACCTTTACAGTACCTACTTCTAAAACGAATAACGCAATATTTAGCCATTTCTATAACAATGACGTAGACGGAACGTTTAGAGCAAACACAAGAATAGAAGCTAGACTAGAAATAAACAACGTATTATTTAGAAAAGGTAAAATACAGTTAGAGGGATCTACATTAAAAGAAAACCAAAGCGATAGCTATAAAGTTACTTTTTATGGTGATGTAGTTACTTTAAAAGACTTATTTGGAGAAGATAAGTTAAGAGATTTAGATTATGTAGGTTTAAATTCTGTTTACAAC